GTAAGTGTTTATAAGTAGGCATAAGAAACCATTAAAAGCCTTGTATGCCAATTTTGAGACGTGTACCTTTAACTAAAATAAAGTAAGGGAGTTAGCTTACAATAATAAAACTAGATAGCCAGTTAACTGAAATACAGATAACGTGATATCCAGATAAATAGATAGCTAGTTAGCTGAAAAGCCAGTTAACAATAAAGCACCATGCCAAAGATAATACTAATTTTAATACTACACAATGAAATATGTAATTTTTTTTTTACTTTTAATACTAGCCGCATTATCGTATAGAGTGGTTATAATCATGTTAGCTCTAACCCTATCTGTAGCCCTTATACTGGCCATAATGGAGCTGAGCTATAAGCTAATAACTAAAATATTTAAAAATGACTAAACAAAGACCAGGTAAGGCCCTTAAGCCTAGAGATAAATGTAGTAAACACAAAAGAAGCGCTACTATCTGGTACAGAGATACTGGTGAGCTAATTTGTTTTAAGTGTAACACAGTGATAATCAAGGGAGTAAAAAAAACTTTGAAAAAAGATTAAAAAAGCTCAGGTCAAACTAAAAAGAGTATGTATCTTTGTATCATAATCAAAAACAAATATTATGACTTACAAATATCAGAGCTACAAAAAAGGAAATAAAGTTTACCAGATAGACAGCTGTGGCGAACAAGGAGATTTCTTAGGAACGGTATCTAGACAAACAAAGTATTCTTTTTTCTACATAGACGAAAGAGGTCGCGAAAGAATGAAATACAGAAATATTATTAAATAAATCTTAAAAAGCTTTTTTTAACTAAATAACATTCGTATCTTTACAAAAAACTAATTTAAAAACAAACATTATGTATACTGAAAAACAAATTATCACAGACCTAAGAAACCTTTTAAATCCTAACGCTAAATTTTACATGAAAGAAAATGGCAGCCTTACAATGAGCTTAGACGGCGACTTTGTAGACCATTCCTGGGCAGCTGGAACGTTTATACCAGACGGTACGGCTACTGAAGCGATAGGCTTCTATTCACCAGGTACTATAACAACAAAAGACAAAGCAAACTCAGTAAAATTCTATAACAGACTTTATGTAGAACAATTAGAAGGACAAATAGAGGCTATAGAAAACGGCGATATACCTACTAGAGCGCTAGTAAAGAACCTTAAGAAAATTGCACAGGATATAACAGGATTAAACCAATTATAATATGAGACCACTAGAAAAATTCTACAAAGATGCAGACGATATACTTAAGCGCATGAACCACGACGATGCGATACTACTAATCCAGTTAGCTGGTAACCTATGCACAGACGCCAGGATTTATGGCTACGATAGCGGCAGAGAGCATGAAATAGAAATGAACCGAATAAGAAATATATAATATGATTAATAGACAAGACTACGAAAGAGGCTATACAAGAGCTTTAAAAGACTTAGAGGCCATAGTAGATGACTCAGAAAAGTTAAGCGACTCAGAGCTGCTAGAAAAGCTTTACCACACCATCCTGGACCTCCAGGCTAAGAAATAAAGATGTTTGTTTGTTTTAGGCGCTTACTGTAATGGTAGGCGTCTTTTTTATACCCTAAAATCTTGTTGACTTTATTGCACCGTTACAAAGATAATATATATATCTCACATACACAAACTTTTTTTTAGACTACCTTTTTTATTATACAATGTTTTTAAATAAAGACCCTAACTATATAAGATATGAAGATAGAAGTACCTACTAATATAAATGATATTACCCTGGCCGAATACCAGAGGTTCGCTCTAATCAATACAGACACCCAGGATAAAGAATTCTTTGCCTTTAAGACTATTGAGATATTTTGCGGTATAGATATCGCTATAGTATCTAAGATGGCATATAAAGACGCTACAGAGCTCTCTAATGACGTTTTAGCCGTCCTGGACCAGACAGTACCCTTTACCAATAGATTTACCCTTAACGGTATTGAATACGGATTTATACCAGATTTACAAGCAATGAGCTTAGGTGAATTTATCGACTTAGAAGAAAATTTAAGCGATGCTAAAAACTTCCATAAGGCAGCTGCTGTTATGTTCAGACCTATTGTAAAGAGTTTTAAGAACCTTTACACGATAGAGGGGTACAATGCAGACCCTGAAGCAATAGAGGCCATGAAAAGCGCTCCTATGGGTATTGTTGCCGCTGCTATTGTTTTTTTTTACGGTATCGCGAACGAATTAGTAAGGGATTCCCAGAGCTATTTAATGGAGTCAGCGAAGATGGCACAGACTACTCTAGAGAGTCCCAGTTTTACGCAAAATACGGCTGGTTTAACTCTCTCTATGCTTTATGCTCAGGTGATGTTACAAGGTATCAAGCCGTCACAGAAATAAACCACTTAGAGGCATTAACATTTTTAGAATTTAGTAAAGAAAAAAGCGAAATTGAAAGCGCACAATACAGAAAATAAATGAAGGCATTATTTGACTTAACAGACAAGATTAAAACTGAATTAGAAAATAACCCGCTAATTAATCAGGTCACATTTGGTGATTTGTTTGAGGTGGATTTATTAAAGAAAAATATCTATCCTTTGGCACATGTTGGCATGCAGTCGGCCCAGATTTCTGGAGGTGTAGCATACGTAGATATTAGTATACTATTTCTGGATATTGTAGACGAACAAAAGCAAGCTCAGACAGACCAATTTTACGGCAATGATAATGAGCACTTCGTATTAAATAACATGTTTGCAGCGGCTACTAAGACGGTCCAGGAATTAATGAGAGGTGACACATACAGCCAAGGATTTCAGGTAGAAGATGACAATGTGGCGGTTGAGTTCTTTAGTGAGCGATTTGAAGACAAATTAGCTGGTGTAGGAATTGATATGACAGTAACCATTAAAAACACTTTAGACCTTTGCTAAATTTAGCTAATCTTAGGAGTACGTCACAGTACTGGAAAACTAGAGCTGTTGTAGATAGATACAGGCGCTATGTTGTAAGCCAGGCTAAGGCCAATTTAACCCGTGGGCGTATTGTCAGGGGTAAAAAGGCTAGCTATAAGGCTACCAGTAAGCTGCACGGTTCTATTAAGGGGTATATTGACAAGAAACAAAAGCGCTCTATTAAGGGCAAATTTACAGGAGGTTCAGAGCTGCCTAGTTTAACCTTTGAAATGAATAACTACGGTAAGTTCGTAGATGAGGGTGTAAAGGGTTCTAAAAGTACTTACAGGGAGTCTATGCTATCTAAAAATAAGTTTAGAGGTGGCAAGCAAACTGTACCAGTAGGGCCTATTAGAAAATGGTTAAAAGTAAAGGGCTTAGATGAGCGCCTGGCCTTTGTAATTAGTAGGTCAATATATCAAAAAGGTATCAGAGCGTCACACTTTTTTACCAAACCTCTGGAGAAACGTAGTAAGACTTTTAAAAAAGCATACCATAAGGCTGTAGCCGACGATATAGCAAAGAATTTCGCTAATCAAATAGCTAAGAAAATTAAACAAGCACAACGCAAAAAACAAATACGAAAATAATGGCAAAATACAGACAAATTAACACGCGCAGCCCCTTTTATGTACAACTAGCAACTACAGAACCCAGGATAGAATTAAACTTAAAGGTATGGTCTGGTCATGTTGTTACAGACAAGCCAGCTACACCTACGTATACGCTTGAAAAGGAGGCTATAGGCGGTGAAGCAACCTTTGAAATAGCCGAGCTAATAAGAGACTATAACACACACACTGAAGCCTACAATACTGGCGCCGTATGGGTAGAAACTAGCTTAAACGATTTCACTATATCCGCTGTAAATACAGTCTACTTAGCTACAGAGGGCTACACTTTATACAAAGACGGTATACAGCACAATGGTAATAGCTGGCAAACTGATTATTGTATGTTACCTGAAGACACAGACGGAAACTACAGACTTACGGGGGCTAATCTAATAAGCTCTAAATTTCAGGTCCTAGTAAACTCTGAGACTTCATTTAACACGTACTCATATACTACAACTAACACCTCAGGGGTTACCTCAGCGGCCACTGTAATAGTTCCAACTAGCTTAAGTAGTGAAATGATAAAGACGTATCCAATGAGTAACACATTTAATAGGTATGATTTCAATTTAGATGGTGAGATTTTTACAGTATATAGAGATAAATTTGATTGTCATAAATACAACAACGATGACACACTAGCAGCCTCTTATTTGAGTGGTTTAGCTAGGCCTATAACCTTGCACTATATTAATAAATTCGGGGCTAAAAATACCTTTAACTTTACATTAAAACACACTGAAGAAATTAGTTCCAGCTCAGATACTTTTAATAGAAATGTAATGAATTACAGCGCCCTTAACTCTGGTAACGGTTTACATGCCTCTAGAAAGCGTTTAACGGGTTCTAAGCAATCTTTTACTATTAATACAGACTATATAAAAGAATACTACGTAAAGCAGTTGGAGGAGCTTATATTAAGCGAGTACGTTTGGGCTTCAATACCTCACATTTCTACTAACTTGTTACCAGTTAATCTACAAGAAAAAAAGATAGAAAAAAAGAACCACTTAAACGACGGGTTACTACAATACACTTTTAACATTGTAACCGCTAGTGAATATATAAACACAGTAAGATAATGAAGATACCAATTAGAATACTTATAGGGGATATTCCAGGCCCAGCAGCTAATGAGACCTGGGGAGATATTATAGACAGCTGGGAGTCTTACGCTATCGTATGGAACGAAACAAGTAATCTAGGTGTAGACCCTAACCAGGCCCCAGTATTGGATATGTTCGGAGACGAGGGTATTAGCATTAAATCTGTAGTTAAGGACCTATCGGACCCTAAGAAACTTTTTACCGATTTTAGCCGCTCTTTTACCGTTCCAGCCAGTAAGAAAAATAACCGTATATTTAAACACTATTATAATATTGATATTCAAAATGGCCTTGACTCTAGAGAGCTAATTAATGCCACTATCATAATGAATAACGTGACCTATAAGATAGGTAATTTAAGAGTAGATAGTGTTAGCATGAGTAACGGTATCGCGCAAAATTATAAGGTTACTTTTATCGGTAAATTATCTGAGCTATCCAGACGTATGGGAGCGGATAGATTAAGTAGTTTAGATTTGACTATTTATGACCTACCAACCCTGGACGCTAAGGCGGAATTTTCCAATACAACAAAGAGAGCTTTAATGTTTCCTTTGGCAACTAGAAAAAACAGATACTTATACGACAGCTCACAGGCTGAATTAAATTTAGAGGGCGTTACTAATATAGCCTATGCTGGAGTTACTCAGTATGCAGATTATGGTATACGTGAAAGAGACTTAGTAGGTGCATTATCTGTAGGGGCTTTATTGGATGCTATAGAGGTAAAATACGGCTTTGTATTTGATGGTATTTTTACCCAGGATTATGTACGCGACTTATACCTATGGCTTCACCAAACAGACAAGACCAGGCAAGGTGAAAATCTTACAGCGATAGGTGACGGCTTCGTATGGTCACCAACACCAAACACAGCCAGCCAGGCTCACTGGTTATTAAATGATGCCTCACTAAAATACTTAGGCGCTGGAGGTGTACCAGAAACTGAAGACCACATAGTGTATAGGATAGGGGTTATAGGAACCTGGACCGATACAGGTAAAATAAAATTATACAGAAATGGTACTTTAACAGCTACAGCCAGCACGTCTGGCCAAATATCATATATGCCGTGGGTAGATAACGATAATGTAGGTGATATCTGGACCGTTGAGGTCGAAAGTGACGTATCGCAAACTTTTAACGGTGTAAGGATAGTATTAGACCAGTACATTTGGGAACGCGAAGGAAATACTGGAGGCGGTGGCGGTGGAGACGGTTACTATAACTATTATAGTTTTGGAGTAGCTATAGATGCGGTAACTGGTACAGCTGGAACGTTCTTAATTAATCACAATCTACCAAAAATGAAAGTGATGGATTTTTTAAGCTCTATTTTTAAAATGTTTAACGTAGTAGCTGAGGTTACAAATGACTTGCATATAACAACTAAACACTACGACCATTTCATGAGCGAGGGTGAGTTAAAAGATGTAACGCAGTACGTGCATATAGATGACTACGAGATTTCTAGACCTAATATATACTCTAGCCTACAGATGGAGTTTGCAGACGTTAAAACAGCCTTAGAACAAGGCTACGAGGCTGTTAATGCTAAGCAATACGGTGAAATAACATACGACCTAATAGGTAACAATGGCGTAAAGCTCTCAGGGAGTGAGTATAAACTAAAAATAGAAAATCAAAGGATACCTTTAGAACCATTGACAAACCAGGCTAACAACACAGCTACTGGTGTAGTACATGCGCAATTTTCGGACCTTAAAGGGGCTGAGCAATCTATAAAGCCAATGTTTACATATTTAGCCCGTAAAAATGGAGGCGCAAATATAGGGTTTTGGGTAGGCACAAGTGTAGATAGTGTAACAACCTACATGATGCCCTGTAATACATTTTCAGATGACCAGGCCCCAGCTATTTTTAACAATACAGCTCTAGGGTTATATTTCGGTACTGAGCTAAACGAATACGATACAGACAAAACATTAATCGGTGTTGGCCTATGGTCCAGCTTCTATAGAGGTACTACAGCTATGATGTTTGACGAAGATAAAAGGAGGGTTAATTTTTTAGCGGAATTACCCCAGGGTATGGTGCGTAATTTAAAGCTATCGGATGTGCTACATATCTCAAATAAATTCTATAACATAAACGCTGTAGAAACCAACTATATGACGGGCCAGACTAAGCTAGATTTAACACTAGTAGGTCGCTCTATTTTGAAAGAGTTTAAACCTCAGGATATCCTGGTAACAAATGACCATACAGTAGATGGGTTATACTTCACGTATATAAACAACACTACTGGTTACCTAACAAAAGGGTTTATTTCACCTTTACAAAGCGCTACTTTACCGATGGTGGGCACGGTCCTAGGGTTTTCACATGATGAGTATACACTAGACGATGTGTAGGCAAAATACATGTTTTTAAATAAACAACCATGATAGAAACAATATTATTTTTACTTAAAACCGTAGAGAGCGACTCTAAGAACGTTTTAATCGCTAAGGGGTTACATAAGTACCCAGAAACCTGGAGCGAGCTTAAAAGATACTTAAAATACCGTTACAACCATAAATACCGTTAAAACATGAAAGAAATTCGCAAAGTTCACATATCTGTAAGTAGTAATGTAAGCACGTCCATGAATAAGGGTACTGTAGCAGCTACAGGCTTAAGTGGAGCGCTTAAAGGTGTGGGCGCCTCGGCTAACATGGCCACAGGTGGTATCAGGGCTATGACCATGGCGTTAATTAGCTCTGGAGTAGGAGCTTTAGTAGTGGGGCTAGGGGCTTTGATTGCTGGGTTTGGAGCCGTTATTAATAAGTCAAATGAGTTCGCTGTAGGGATGAGTGGATTAAAAGCTATTATAGGCTCAGACAAGGACCAGAGCATATTTGACGCACTAGCTAAGGATGCTAAGCGCTTAGGGGCTAACACAGCCTTTACAGCTACTCAGGTAGTGGAATTACAAACCGAATTTGCAAAGCTAGGTTTTACCTCTGGCCAAATTATAGGAGCTACTGAGGCTACATTAAACCTGGCAGCTGCCCAAAAAATAGACCTAGCTAGTGCTGCGGCTATCGCTGGGGGTACATTGTCTGGTTTTGGTATGAAAGCTTCAGAAACAGGGAGGGTTACAGACGTTATGGCTCTATCTTTCTCTAGTAGTACGCTAGATATCGTTAAGTTCCAGGAGTCAATGAAATATGTAGCTCCAGTAGCTAACTTAATGAAGGTTAGTATCGAAGAAGCTACAGCGTCTCTAGGTATCCTGGCAGATAAGCAAATATCTGGCTCTATGGCTGGTACTAATTTACGTAAGGTAATGAGCAAGCTATCACTAGCCACTGGTAAAGGATACCGTGAGAGTTTAGAAATTGTTAGTAAAAAACTAGCCGCAGCCACTACTGAGTCTGAGAAGCTAGCTATAGCTCAGGAAATGGTGGGTGATAGGGCTTATGGTGCGCTTACTATATTGGCAGAAAACTTACCTGAGCTGGACGCGCTTCATGAAAGCCTGAAAAACAACGCCGAGGGTGCAGCTAAAAAGATGGCAGAGGCGCAATTAGATAACCTAAGCGGTGACGTAACCAAGCTGGGCTCTGCCTGGGAGGGTTTTATTTTAGGCATGGAAGACGGAAACGGTATACTATCTCAAATAGCCAGGGGCTCTATGCAACTATTAACCTTAGCGGTCCAGGGCATAACCCAGGGCTTCAGAGACATGAGTAGAGATTGGAATTTAATAGGTGTAGCTTTTAAAAAAGGTGGTAACTGGTTTATGAGTTTAGGCGCTGAGCTGGATATGTTAGGCGTATCATTTGACACGTTCGCTATAGACGCATTGTTAGCCCTGGCAGACGTTCCATTTTTTGGGGGTGCAGTAGATAAAGAAACTCTATTAAAAGAGCAAGCGGACCTAAAAAACCGTCATGCTGCGGCGCTAGAAGCACAAAAAGGCTTTGCAACTAGAGCACTAGAATTAGACAAAGAGGCGGACCAGATACAGTATGATTATATAATGGCTAACGCGAAGGCTACGAGTGACGACGAAGCGCGTGTTATGAAGTCTGTAATGAGTGAATTTAGAGAGGGTGAGGCCAAAGACGAAGATGACGCAGCAAAGAAAAAAATTGAAGATAGAAAAGTTTTCTTAGATAAACTTAAAAAACTACAACAAGACACCGAAGACCAGACCGAAGCTGAAAAAATAGAGCGTAAAAGAGAGCGCCATTTAGCTGAGCTAGCTACTATCACCATGGAGACTGAGGAGCGTAGGATAGCGACTGAAGCAATCGACGGAATTTATGACCAGCTGAGGCTAGAAAATAAAGAAAAAACTATAGCGGCATTTAAAAAGAATTTCATTTCAGACGATGACCCAATAGCTAAAATAGAACGCGAGAGGGCAGCCCACATGTTAGAAATGCAAGCGCTTGAATTAAATCTCACTGAAAAGCGAGAAATGGAAAAGACTATAAACGATTATTATGATGGTCTTACCAATGCGGCTAACGTGGAGACAGCGGCAAAGAAAAATGTTTTAATAGAGCAAGACCTTGAAAAGGAAAAGGCAGCCAGAGAGGCTAAAATTAAGGGTATGTTTGACGTCCTGGACGCGGCTAGTAACGCAGCTGGTCAAGAGAGTGAAATAGCCAGAGCACTACAAGCTCTAAAATTAGCTATGCAACTAAAAGAGCTAGCCATGAAAATGGGTATTATAAAAGACGAATTAATAGTAAAAGCAAATGCGGCTATGACTGAGGTGAGTCTAGAAGGCGCTAAGGTAGGTACAGCGACGGCTGGGGGTATGGCTGAGACTTCAAAAGTAGGTTTCCCCTGGAACGTTATTACTATGGCTGGATATGCACTACAAGCGGCTAGTTTAATAAAGTCATTTGCTGGAGCTAAGAAAAAAGTAGCTGGTGTAGCTGCCCAGGCTGGTGGTGGTGGAGGCGGTGGCGGTTCAGCCCCAGCTCCTAGGCCTCCTAGTTTTAATGTAATAGGCCAGACTAGCGCTGGTGATAATATGATAGCGGATACTATAGCTGGAGTTAATGATAGACCTATGAGAGCATACGTAGTAGATAGCGACGTTACCAGTACTCAGGAATTAAGCAGAAATACAGCTAACGAAGCTTCAATAGGATAAAATAAATTGTTTTTAAATAAAGATATAATATGAAAATTTACGAAATGCTTTTAGGCGAAGATGACCTTTTAGGTGTAAACGCTGTTAGTTTGGTTAATACGCCAGCGATTATGAGTGACTGGGTAGCCCTAGGTGACCAGAAACCTATTTTACTAGCTGAAGTATCAAAAGATAAACAAGTACTCTTAGGAGCGGCCCTAATACCAGATAAACCTATTTTTAGAAAAGGTGAGAATGGAGCTGAAGATTTTTACATATATTTTTCTAAGGAGACGATAGCTAAGACAGCACAGAATTTCTTTAAAAATAATAATCAAAACAATGCTACTCTAGAGCACGACGTTAAGCTGGCTGGGATGACTATATTTGAGTCCTGGATAGTAGAAGACTCTAAGCTAGATAAAAGCGCTAAATACGGCTTAAATCTACCAGAGGGGACCTGGGCAATTAGTATGAAAGTGGACGACCAGGATGTATGGGACAACTACATAAAAAACGATAAAGTTTTTGGCTTCAGTATAGAGGGGCAATTCTCTAACGCCCTACGACGTGAAAGTGATATGAATTTTAGCGATGAGGTCCTAGATAAAACACTGGATATGATACGCCAGATAGTAAAAGAAAATATATAAATTAATGTATATAAAAGCAAAATATCCAAAAGTAGGTAATGAGTACGGGGGCCCTAACGCAAAGCCTCAAGGGTTTGGCTCTTTGTATGTGAATAACAGACAATCTATAATAACAGCCATAGACACAACGCACGAAGTAATAAGCGTTAATTAGGGCTGCAAAACAATTAACTAATAATTAATAAACAATAATTTAAAAAATGGGGTACACGAACACAAACAAAAAAAGAACATCAGTTAATACAAACTGGGCAGATGACAATGCACTAAATGAAAGTTTAGAGTTTCATTTTCCAATCCAAGACGGCGCAATAGTAAATAAAAATGATTTTCTACAATTAAACGATGAAGGGGAAGTTTATAGTGTATTTTCAACGGGAACCAAACCAACGACAGTGCCTATGGGACGAGGTGGAGAATGGTCATACGAGCTGGCGCCTGAGACAGATAAAGACAACTTAACAAGGTGGATAGATGACACAAATTTTATCATTTTTTTCGCACACATGAATGTATTTGAGGAGGGTAACCATGAAGCGTATTTACAAGGAGGTAGTGTAGACCAAGATGGTAATTTTTATTTTAACAAATCCCCGATGCTTGTAGGTGGAGGTAATTTACTTGAGTTTGATTTTAACCAAATAGTGGTTGAAGGTAATTTTGTTAATGGTCTTTGTTCAGTATCTGAGGACAGCTGGAACAAGCAAGGTTCTTTTGCTAGGGCTTTTCAGTATTCAATAGAGACTCAAGAGTTTACGTTAGGAGAAACTTTTAATGATGGCTTCCCGATGGGCCAGGAAAACTCACCAGTTTTGACTAATAATGTTGGGCATAATAAATATTTAGTATCCTGTTTTACTCAAAGTGAAATAGCGGGTAATGAAGCTTTTATTGTCACGATTAATGATAATTTAGAAATAAGTATAGGAAAAAAAACAGGTTTGCCTGAGGGTTTTTCGTATGGCAATCTTGTTCGTATCAATAATGATAAGGTTATTTTATTAGCTAACACACGGGACGCTAGACTTGCCGCTCAAATACTTAACATTAAAGGTAACACTATTCAGCTGGGAAATGAAAGTAGGGGTGATTTTATGTTATTTGGTGAAATTTTAGCTACGGACAAACTTAGTATAAAAGAGAATAAAATCTACATCTTGATGGCGTCCACTAGTAGCAATGACCACTTAGTTAGGGAGCTATCTTATGACGCTGTAAGAGACGAGGTTGTGTTTAGCCCAGGTGAGGTAACCCTACCTGTTCGCGCAATCTCTACAGATATTTCATTTTACGACGGCTCTGGCGTTGTTCTTATTGCTGGAGTAGTTAATACCGATATTCCTACATTATTCATTGTAGATTTTGCCACTTCAAGCGTTGTACAGAAGGTAGTAGGTGATAGGTCGGCGCTTCATTTAGGATGTGATGTAAACGGCAGAGGTGGCGTAGTACTTAGTTACGCTTCTAACGATAGTTCTTTTAGGGCAGAAGGTTTGTGCTCTTATGGTCAAATCGGAGACCTCGTATCTAATTTAGACTACCAAAAAACGATAGGTGTAGCTTCTGATAGTATGGGCCATGTTTACGTTAGCGGTTCGGTGATAACAAACCCAAGTCTTAAGTTAAAAATTAACTCAAGGGTCTATGTTGATATAACGGGAAAGATAAACACTGAAAATACTCCTGGGGCTGTTCATGTTGGTTTTGCAATTACAAACGACTCATTTATACTAGAGGTAAGTAGATAGATAAAAACACATAAGGGGTCTAGTTAGGCCCCTAGTGTTTCTGGAAAACTTAGCTCAAGGCAACAACAAAATGATTTTCATGTAATCTTGTTTTTAAATAAATGTATAACCCTATAGAAACTTTTATGAACAAAGCACAAGAAACCTTAAAAAAGATTGCTGAGGCCTTAAATATCGCTTCAGAACCTACTCCAGCACCAGTTGCAGAACCAACAGTAGAAGCTACTCCAGTAGTAGAACCTACACCAGCCGAGGCTGTGCCACAAGTGGCCGTTGAACCTGTACCAGCTGTAGTAGAACCAGTAGTAGAACCAGAACCAGTAGTAGAACCTACTCCAGAACCAGTAGCGGATACTAGAGTAGCGGACCTTGAAAAGCAATTAGCTGAAATGAAACAGATTTTATCAGATGCAATGAAAGAACCAGAACCTACTCCAGAACCAGTATCTGGCTTGACGCATAGCCCAGAGGCCCAGGTAGCAAAAAAAGCTAACGGTATCGGTAAAAAAGGGGCTAGCATACAGGATAGAGTACACGCCTATATAAACGGCTCAAAATAAGTAATCAATTAACACTAATTATAAATTTTAAAAATTAAATTATGCCAACAACAACAAGTATTACTACCAGCTACGCTGGAGAAAAAGCACAAGGATTTATAGCCGCAGCTTTATTATCGGCGCCTACTATCGATAAAGGCGGAGTAACAGTAAAGCCAAACATAAAATTTAAGCAAGTTATGCAAAAGCTCGCAGTAGGAGACATAGTAGCTGACGCTTCATGTGACTTCGCTGCAACTTCAACTGTAACACTTACTGAGCGTTACTTACAGCCTAAAGATTTCCAGGTAAATTTGGAGCTTTGTAAAAAAGATTATGAGGGTGACTGGCTGAGTATTGAACAAGGCTTTTCTAGCTTTGACGAATTACCTAAGTCATTTGCAAATTACCTAATAGGACACGTAGCTGGTAAAGTAGCTGCACAGGTAGAAAACAATATCTGGAACGGTACAGATACGGCAGGCTCTGGTGAGTTTGACGGCCTAGTTAACTTAATGACGGCTGACGCTGACGTTATAGATGTAACTGGACCAGCAACAACTGCACTCAACATCATAGCCCAACTAGGAGCTGTAGTAGACGCTATTCCAGAAACCGTATACGGCTCTGAAAATATGCATATCTATATCTCACAAGCAGATGCACGTAGCTACGTAAGAGCACAAGCTGCCTTAGGTTACAAAGACCTTTACCATGTAGGCCAGACTCAAATGGATTTTGAGGGGGTTAAATTATTCGTAGCAAACGGCTTAAGCGCTGGGGTTATGGTAGCTGGACAAAAGGAAAATATAATGTTTGGGTGCGGGCTTCAATCGGACACTAATTTAGTGAAACTCATTGACTTAGCAGATATTGACGGGTCACAAAATGTGAGAGTTGTAATGCGCTATAGTGCTGGTGTAAATTACGCTATCGGTTCTGAATTAGTACTACGTAAGGTAGCATAATTCTAATCCAATTATCTAAAGGGCTCCTTTAATTAGGGGCTCTTAATTAACTAATAATCAATCTAATACACATAAAATTATGCCATGTTTAATAACAGCTGGACGTTTAGAAGGATGTAAGGACGCAGTGGGAGGTTTGAACGCCATCTATTTCGTAAATTTCTCAGATATGGGAACGCTTACAGCCGTAGACGAAACCATTACAGCAATTTCAGAGACAACGCCTAGCGCGTTTAAATACGACTTAAAAGGTACATCAACTTTTGAGCAATCATTAACATCTAGTCGTGATAATGGTACTACTTTTGCAGAGCAAACATTAACTGTTTCTCTTAAAAAACAAGATAGTACAACTCACAAAGAAATCAAACTTTTGGCCTATGGTAGACCTCATGTTATCATCGAAGATAACAATGGGACACTTTGGTTAATGGGTGAAGAATTCGGTTCTGAGATGAACGCGACGGCTTCAACTGGCGCAAGTTTGGGAGACAAATCTGGATATGAATTAACGTTTTCAGGAATGGAAAGAGGGTTCGCAAAGCAGTTCGTAGGAGCAGCTGGGATAGCTGATTTTGCAGTAACTTTAGGGGTGTAATTTACACGTCAAAAATTCAAATTAAGGAGGGGCGTCTATATATGGCGTCCCTTTTTTTGTTTTATATACATTTTTAATCTAAGGCCATTTTAAGACCTTTTAAGAGACTTTAGTGTTTCTGGGCTATACCAGGGTGTAAAATTTGAGAAAGTAAAAAATCCAGTGAGAGTCAATGCTCCCAGAGGGTAAAATAAATATGTTAAAATCCTTTTTTATGCCAGATATTGTGTTAAAGTGTTTTTAAATAAAGACTATGAATTACATCGATATTATAGGCCCAGGGCTGGACCAAATTTACATAAATACTAAGCTCGAAAAGATGCAAGCTGAGAGCTTAATTTCGACCTGGAAAATTTATGCTGATGGGTCAGATACTGAAGTAGTAATTTTTACAAGTGAGTTCGGCGATGTGGTGATTGACACTTTTGGATATTACCAAAGATTAACTTTTAACGCAAATTTAAACGTACTTAAAAATGAAACAATGTACAATCTTGTAGGTACATATCTTAACGAGGTAATTTATAGAGGTAAGTTTTTTACTACAGATAAAGACATAGAAAACTACGAGACAAACGCAACAGATTATACGCAAAGAGCAAACCCTAATAACTATACAATACTAGACTAATGAATTACAGCATAACCAATTTAAGCGCTTACGAAATGCCTCAGGCTATTGAAGACAAGTTTAACGACTACGTAGCGTATGGCGAAGACAATAACTATTTTTCTTTTTTAATCCAGCAATACCTACAGAGCGCAACTAATAACGCAGCTATAAAAAGTATCTCAGATTTAATTTACGGTCAGGGCCTATCTATAGAGGATTTAGAAACAAATAACCCAGCGGTAAAAGAGCTAAGGAAACTTATTAACCACAGAGACCTTAAAAAAGTAATTTTAGAGCGTAAAATGTTAGGTATGGCAGCAATGCAAGTTATCTACAATAAGACTGGTAATGATAGGAAAGTAGTGGGTATAAAGCATTTTCCTATACACACACTTAGACCAGCTAAGATGGACGCTGAGGGGGTTATAAAGCATTACTACTATCACCCAGACTGGTTAAACAAAAGACAATCTGATACACTAAAGAAAATAC